CAGCCATCAAGGAGTTTCAGGCGGCCGGCGTAGAGGTTCTGGTGATCGACTCGGCCAGCCATGAATGGGAAGGCGAGGGCGGTTGCGAGGATATCGCTGACGACGGCGGAAAGGTCGCCAACTGGAAGAAGGCCAAGCGTGAACACAAGCGCTTCATGAATACGCTGCTGACGTGCGACATGCACATCATTGTGTGCCTGCGAGCTCGCGAGAAGACCAGCTTCAAAAACCCAGCTAAACCGGAAAGCCTGGGCATCCAGCCGATCTGCGAAAAGAACTTCATGTTCGAAATGACGGCCAGCCTGTTGATCCACGAGCAGGGCAAGTATCGCGACATCCTGAAGTGCCCTGCCGAGCTGCAATCAATCCTCGACAAACCGGATGGCTACCTGGGCGCTCGCGAAGGCCTGGCGTTGCGCAAGTGGATCGACGGCGGCAAGAAGCTTGATCCCGCTGTCGAGCGCTTCCGTAACACGATCCTGAGCCGTACAGCTGAAGGCCTGGCAGTAATCGAGGCGCTGTGGGCTGAGCTGAATGCCAAGACCAAAAAGTCGCTCGGTCAGCAATTTATCGACATGGCGCGCAGCAGTGCCGCTGAATTCGACCGACAAGCTGCCGAGCGCGAGCCAGCAGAGCCTGATGACATAGATCTGTCTGGTGGCGGCTTCAACCCAATTGAACGCCCCGAACAGGATCAGGTGCCCGCTCACCGCGATGAGCCGCCGCAGTATGGTGACGATGATCCTTTCGCAACTTGATGCCAGAGACCTGCCTAACCCGCAGGTCTTTTTTTGTGCAGATTATTTTGCCTGGATAGTTGACATAGTGGTTATGCATAACTATTATCTAATTCAACACCTAACCGGGTGAACCAACGAATGGAGAGAGTCATGGCGCAGAACTGGCTGGTGAATTTCAACGACAAGGACGGCAACAAAATGGCGGTTGTGCAGGTGAACTGCTATCAGGCGCCGCGAGCAGTTTCCATCGCCATGGGAATGCTCAAGAAGCGAGACCCTGGAAAGCATGAACTGGTCTTGCGCCAGTCGTTTTCGATCCTTGTTGAGGACGCCTAAAGCGTTCCGCCTAACCCTAAACACCAGAGGTCACTATGGCGCGCACTTACGAATATTGGACGGTCAAGGATGGCGAGGACATCGCCATCAGCCTGATCGTCGCTTATTTCTCGGTCCGAAAAGGAAATTTCAGCTCCCAAGCCGCCGATCCCGATGAGTACTTCGGACATTGCGAGATTAATTGGGAGTCGAAAGACGACACCAGCTTCATGACTAAATCCGAGATCACCTCAATGGAGGAATGGCTTGTGAATGAGCATTCCGAGTATCTGGCCGAACAAGACTACTACGACTAACCCCAAACACTGGAGGTCGCCATGACCTCCAATCCCCCGACAGGAGCAACACCCATGAGCATTTCCGTAATGATGGTGATGTGCCTCGCGATGAAAGACGGCACAAAAGAATGCAACGTGTCAGGTCGCTATTTACAGCCAGACGCCTTCAACGTTGACGAATGCAGCAGTGACGCCGACGCAGCGATCAATAATGTTCTGCTGCAAAGCAATAAGAATGGCTGGGCTAAGGGCATCTGCTTCCCGCAGGAAAAATACTCCCAGGTCGTCACCCGCGCCGTCGAATACCTTAAGGCTAAAGGCTACAAGGTCAACTTTAAAGCTTACACAGGGGAATGACATGAAAGCTCAAGCCACCAAATTCACTCAGCAAGAAATGCGCGAACGCAGCCTATCCGGTGTCATTCACATGGATGGCATGATGGGCAAAACCTTCACCACTTGGTTTCTGATCAAGTGCGGGCTTGCCGGTGTTGCTGCGGCCTATCTGTTTGATTGGGCGATAATGAGTATGCCGGTATGAAAATTAAGGTTAGCGAATTGAGTGGGGCGGCGCTGGACTGGGTTGTGGCTCAGGCATGTAAAACTCCGGTCTGGATAGCTGATTCTTGGCTTGTAAATGGGATTGAGGTCCCAACACTAAAAGTTCGGGAAAATGAATACTGGTCGCCGTCAACCAACTGGTCTCAGGCTGGTAAATTCATACATGACCACCAGATCGAATTTTTGGCGCAGGAGGATGACAACCACGCCATGCACGCCAGTCTCTCTGCGTGGAGGCGACATGGTTTATCGCACCGAACAAGATGGGCTTCAGGTGAGACGCACTTAATTGCCGCGTGCCGATCAATTGTATTCACGTTTTTTGGCGAAACCGTAGAAGTCCCGCAGGAGCTTGCGCCATGACCATCCAACCCCACCAACCCTGGAAGCCGACCTGCTGGGTTGGTGGCGTCTATCTTGGCTCGCAAGGAGCAATTATGGTTAGAGATCCGTGGGTTTGGATGCCTGGAATCGAACTTGAAACGCTTGAAGACGATAGCAGGGCCAAATACGCCGCCACCAAAGCAACTGCGGCGATTCTTAGGAGTATGCGGAAGTGAGTCACATCAGCAAATGCCTTGAATATGCCAGGCGCGCTAAGCAAGAAGGCAACCGGTCCCTGCATCAGTTCTACCTGAGAAAGGCGAGGGCATACGTTGAATTCTATCGACGCAGATAATAAAAAAGCGCCTCAAGGGGCGCTTTATTCATTCCGGCAATATCACTTATCCGGCTTGGTCACGGTGCCTGGCGCTACAGCAAAGTCAGTCACGATGGCCGATTGCTTCTGCGACTCTTTGGTCATGCCAAACCAGAAGCCCATGACTTCCTTGGTCATGCCCAGCCACAGGCCCAGTACCGTGCCGACAGTCAACGCGGCAGTTGGATCGCGGATCACGTCATTTGCCCAGCCGATCAGCACAGCCACCACCACGAACAGCGATCCGCCGAGCATGATGAATGTCAGGGTTGGCCTCACAAAGTCGTGTGGCTGGGCTGCTGCGAGCTTCCTGGCGCTATCTCGATCAGCAGCCTCAGCAGAATATTGCGCCGCTTCAGCCTGCAACCGGTTGCTTTCCGCAGTGACTGCTAACTGCTCAAGTTGAACGCGAGCATTAATCTGCAACTCCTGCACGCGAGCAAGGGCTTCAGGATTCGCAGCAAGGGCCACGTTAACCGAATCCGGGTCATTGGGTACGTTTAGCGCGCTCGCCACCAGGGCGCCCACAGCGGCGCCGGCTGGGCCACCTAAGAGCGTACCAACGATAGGTGCGGCGCGACCAACCATGCTGCCGATGTCTGACCAGTTCATTCTGTAATCTCCAGATTATCGGCGATGCGCCGAGCCCAGCCTTTGCCGAACGTAGGCCAGGTTGCCAGGTCGGTCATAAAGCGCAGACGGATAGCGCTGTATTGTGCTGGCGTTACTCGCGATGCCGCCGAGATAGTTTGCGGGCCAATCAACCCGTCCTGGGTGATACCGGCTGCGCGCTGGATCCATTTTACGGCCTGCCCTGGCCCGCTATTCACTGCGGCGTCGAATACGTGGAATCGTAGCGCATCAGGCAGCTGGTCAGCCTTGATTCGATCCCAGTAGTCGGCACGGTAGATAGCGATTGCGGTCGACAACGGAAGATTGCGCATATCGCCCGCGTAACCATGGGAGCGCGCCACCCGCTCAGTAATGCCAAAATTCGTGGCGCCGCCTGGATCCTTGGGGTGATCAACAAAGCCACCCTCATTGCCAAGCAGGTGTTTTAGGGATTGCTCAAGGTTCATCTGTTACTCCCGAATCACGTCGCAACCGGCCTTTCTTCCCACAGCAGGGAATAGAGCAGTTGAGCCGCATCGTTGACGGTCACGCCGCCAGTAAGTGTCTGGAATCGTCCATGGTATACGCCAGCTGGCAACCCTCGCTCGCTAGCCTGAACCCCTACGTTTTGCGCCGCGTTGTTGGCGGCGGCGGCGCGCACTTTGATCAAATCTACTTCTGTGCCGCCAGTAAAGTTGCCGCCAGTCTCAAGCGTTACTTGGGATGCGTATGGCGGCTGCGGGCGCTCAGCCATGCGGTTTACGCCGATGACGGGGAGGGCAACCCACGATCCTGAAGAGGTGGCGCCAGTATAAATTCGAAGCTCCAGGGCGCCCTGGGTAAGCTCAAGGACTTGCGACCACAGGACGAAGTCAATCGGACTGGTAAAGCGAAACTGAAAGCTTGGCCCCGCAGTAGGGATGACCGACTCGATATAGGCGCGGAAAAACTTTCCAGCAAAGAACCCTGTCTGCCCTGGATCTACGCGCAGACGCCGGTTTTGCCCGAACCCGCCATCGGTCATGATGTCGCTAGGCGGCGCGGCAGTGTCATTGCCCACTACCGCAAGCGCTGGCGGAAGGCTGCCGCTAAGACCGACAACCGTTACGCGGATAGCTGATACGCCGCCATCAGCCTTAAGCGATACCGATGCGGAGTTGAGCGTAATAACTGTATTGCCGTGCAGGGATTCCCACGCATCCGATCCGGGGCGTCTGCGCTCAACGGCGGCAACGCCAGTGGCAGGCAGCGAAGGGAATTGAAGATAAACATTCAATGACCCCGATGCGCCTCCAGCGATAGGGAATACCTGCGGATCGCTGCCAGACGCGAGTTGAAAAATGGAAATCATGCCAGCTCCTTGGATGTTGTCTTGATCCTTGGTGACAGCGCCAACACTATGGCCCCGACAATAACGATTACGGCGTGAGCTATGGATGCCCAATTTACTTGCCAGCCGCCCTCAAGCGTTCTCAGGATAGCCCAGGCAGCTATGGCGCCCATTACCACGACGGGCCAACGGATCGCGCCTTTTGTGTCCCTGGACATGCGACCAGCCACGCACACACAGACCATCAAGCAGTAAAATGCTGATACCAGAGCTGGAATAACTAAAATAGTCATTGGCCGACTCCCTCCGATTTGTTTTTGGTAAGCCTATCTACCAGACCCAGAACGAGAGGGACAAGTTTCATACCTAGCAGTCCAATCCAGAAGTACAGGGCGCCAAGAATTGCGGTTTCGATGGGGAATGACGGCCATTGCCAAAGGAGGGCAAAATAGATAGCCGGAGCGCTTGCCGCGCTGATAGATGTTCCGGCAGCCACATTGATAATGGCTCTCTTGCGGTCTTGCGGGGGCCAAAATGAAAGCGCGACCAAGGCCCCAAGAAATGCGAGAGCAAGCAGATCAGCCCTCAGCAGTGAAGCTATGTTCTTCGCCGGATCATCCACGGTGCTTTCTCCATATCGGCGCAAGAGTGGTAAGGCAGTTCTTGCGCCAAGTCCAGCGCATGCCAATCATCGAATCCAGTTCACCGATTAGCTCGGGAGTCGTTCTAGATCCTCGGATCACATGATAGCTAATAGCCGGTAGGGTTGTAACCTTTCTTCGGACGAGTCGCCCGCTTGCGAACTTGTACAGGTAGCCGTCAGCGAATAATGAGTATCCGCCATCGGGCCCATATACGCCAGAAAGCGAGATTAGGAAGTCTTGGGGATTGGACGGGATATGGCGAACGCAGAATAGTCGCCCAGGCTCAATTGGATCTGAAGGCT